AATTCCCGATTCTCCTGGTACTGATTCCGTTACCGAAATAAGCGAAACCGCCAAAGCGTCGTCAACGTTGAACGCGTCGCCAAAGTCTGCAAGTGCAAGTCCTGTAATTGGCCCTCCAAAGCATTCTTCGTAAATGGAAATTGTCAACTCGTCGTTTGCTCCGTTGTTTACAATAACATTGTCTTTTGCTGACGCGTCAATTAAACCATAAAGGTCTGATTGGGTCCACTCCAAGCCATCTGCCGACCACATTTCGCAATCTTGTAAATCTTCGCGCCATTGGAACGCCATTTGAAGCATTGCCGGAGCCGAATCCGTTGCGTTGATTAATTTGTTGTTGAATGTTTCTTTAGAAATTGGGAAAGGATAAGCGTTATCCAAGTCTGTTGAATCGTGTCGGTAAATCAATTGATTCTTTTCATCAAGAAGGTAAGAACCTAAATCAATACAAGAATCAAGTTTTGCAAGGTAAGAAGGAGGAAGAATCGGAAGCATTCCAATCCAGTTTCTCACACCGTCGCGAATTTTTACTTGTGTCCCATCATCAAAAGAAAATAGTTCCGCATCTGCTCTTTCGTCAGCAACGTTTTTGAAATTCTTGATCGGGTACATTCTATCTTGTCCGACTGCTTCTTCAATTAGCAAAATTAAATTTGCTAGTGTCTTAATTGACGAAGCTCCAGTAAGAGGAAGTTTGTATTTTGACCCGTCGCTTTTGGTCATATTTACAAGAAGCAACGAACCCGTTACTCCCGGCACTAGAAAACAGGTCGGAAGCCCGGTGTTTTTCAGCGACTTAGTTGTGCAATTGCAATCTTGTTGGCTCATTTTATAAAGTGTTTTTAATGTTTAGACAAATCTAGCTAATTATTTTTTGCAGTTTTTGCAAGGGCAATCCTTTCGAAAAGGAATGTTTATTTCGATTTCAACCCCTGCAAGCATATCGGGAAAAATGTTTGCCGTTGTCCCTTGCCTGTCAACGTAAACCCCCCAACGGTTAAAAGTTGTAATTGTATAGTCGTCGAGAAGGTTGTCAATTACTGAGCCATGAACGCCCAAATCGTCAACGAATTGTTGTGCCATTTTACGCAATGGCTCGACTACCCTTCTTCTAGTGTCTTCAATCTTTCCTCCATCCGGCAACGTGTCCACGAAGTAAATAAAAATGCTCGCTTCTCTATCTATTTTTACCGTTGGTTGTCGGTGGTAATTCTCTCGAATAATCTCCAAGAGGTAAGCCATCGGCGTTCGCTCTCGCCAATCTGTAATCTGTAGAACTTCCGAGCTTGCTTGCATTGGTGTTCCCGATTGGAAAACAGGCGCGCGACCTACAACAATGTCTCCAACGTTTAAATCCGCAGTTGTTCTAAATTGTGTTTCGGGATCTGTAAATTCGTCCGGGGCTTCTGTAACTTGGTATTCAACCGAATTAACATCAAAAAAAGCACATTCTTTCAACCAATGAGCATCGCATAAAGTGTAAGTAAAAATACCCGCGCTCGAAGACTTTGCAAGAATTTCTTCTTCAAAACTCATTGAGGTAACAACCTCTTTTATTATGTCGATAGTGTGTCGGCTCATTTACTTATGTTTTTAAAAAGCTCGGCCACGTGAGACAAAAGGCTTTCATTCCCTTCTCTTATTTGCTCTGATAATCCCTTGTTGTTTTCATCCACTTTTTCGGATAATTTTTCAACCTTCTTTTCGACCTTTTCGTTGCTCTCTCTTACCTCTTTTCTAACCGTATCTATGCGGTTGTGTAATATTTCAACTTTGTCCGAATAATCCTCTTTGATTTCTTTTAGTCTTTGGCCTTTTTGGATTTGTATAGACTCAATTCTAACGTTGAAATCCTCCTTGTCCTCTTTCCTTGTGCTTTCAAAATCCTCCTTGTCCTCTCTCCTTGTGCTTTCGACTAATCCGATTCGAAATTTCATAACCGAAAACGTTGCGATGAAACCACCCAACGCCAAAACAACACCCATCCACGGTAACAATTCATTCATTTTACGCTATCTCCTTATTAAATAAATGTCTGCAATTAAACCTTAAAAGGTTGTACTTCTTGTTTTTTATCTCATCAAATCGGATATAAAAGCTCTCCGGGTCAATGTCTGTATTTTCAATAATATCTGTTTTTTTTATAATTGTTTTAGTCATTATCGGGGTTGGATATCCCCGTTTAAATCTGATCATTCTTCCGTTATAACAATAACGCACACTGCATTTTGGACTCAATGAAGTTGCCGAGCCTAGAAGGGTAATAAAATCATTCGGTTTCGAATAAATAGCTTGCACCTTGTTCGGGTTGTATTTTTTACTTTTTAGCTTCCTCCAATCGTAACGCTTTCGAGCGATTAGAACATAGGTAACAACACTAATCGACATAAAAAGAACAACTTTAAAGTAATCTGGAATTGTGTTGTCCGTCATAGCTATGTACAAATAATCAACAATGTCGTAAGAAAATAAAACAATACAAGCAACCGCAACAAATAAAGAAGGAACGGTTTTTTTTGATTTGCTAAAAATATAAATGGAAATTGAAAGCATTAAAAAGCTACTCAAAGTCCAATACAAAACATCGCTGTCCAGGTGTTCGGGAACCGTCCTCATAATAATGTTATAAAGGAAATAAAAGAACAACATTACCCAGGCCTTTTCGTAGGGTGTCCACTTCTCCAATCTCCTTCGATGGTTATTTTCAAAGTGCCTTCTTCTTCCGTAATAGTTGCTTTTTCTCCTAGCTTTTCAACTAGTTTTTTAATCTCTTTCACTGTCTCTTTCATCCCTTTACGGTGTTAAATAGTTGGTAATATCCTGAACAATTGCGTCATGAATATCTTGCGTGTAACCGTTGTCGATATCATCTTGAGTCACTCCGGCTACGAATAATTTATTTAGTCTTTTCTTGGCTTGCTTTACGTGTCCACGGATCAACATATTCGTCGCCGGCATTAATCGACCATAGCAATAATCAATGTTATCTTCCGTCAATTCACCGTTCAAACTTCTTAATCCGAAATATTTTGCAATAATTTCATTGAATAAAATGTATCCATGTCGCGACTTCTTTTTTAGTTCCGGCATAATTGGGTCGATATCCCTTCCCGAAAGCAAGTATACCTTGTTTAATACAGTAACAACCGCCTTTAGTGTTGGCGTTGGCTCTGAGAAATCCCAACCCCAATTTTGTTGCAAGTCCATTCCGTCGCCATCCTTACCGATATAATCGACCTCGTTTAGTGGTGGGGTGTTTTCTGCACAAAAATCCGTCACCGCTTGCGCTTCTGAATCGGCTTTTCGAAACTCTTCAACGGGCATTAATCCGGCCCCTGTTTTTATAATTGCTACTATCATGCTATTTCCATGTTTAAAGACATTGTACATTCGCCCGGCTTTTGATTTGCGTCGTACTCAATTTCAACATAATCTCCCGCCGTAACTGAAATACTCACAACTTCAATTCCGCCGTTGTCTGCGTTTATATTGGTAAGGCTTACCGTTGCTTCAACCACCCCGTTTACATGGATTTTCATTTGTGTAGTGGAGTCGGCTTCTTTTGTCTTGTAAACCAAAGCAACTATTGTTCCCGTGTAGGGTATCGGTTGCCGTGTTTTGTCCTTGCTTGAATCGTCTGCGTCGGAGCTTTTACCGTTGGCGATTAGGAACTTTCCCGTTCCGTCTGATTTTGCCCCAAATGGACAACATGAAGCTTTTTGCACGGAAGAAGGAATGTCAGATAAAAAGGCTAGTGTTCCCGATGCATTTTGGAAATTTATAGTTCTTGAACCTGTTAAAGCAAGAGTTCCAATAGTAGTAGTATTTCCGCCTATTTGAAGGGTTACTTGAGGAATAGTAGCTTTTAAATGTAAAGCTCCTGATTTGCTTATATGTGTGTAATCTCCTGTTATATCATCTGCAAATAGATAGCCGCCTGAAACCCCTCCATTATTTCCAAATACCAAGGCAGTATCTCCCAAACCTGGAAAATTAATTGATTGATAAGAAATATTTGAATCTTCCAATAATATTGCGTCTCCCGCACTAACGGACACGTCATTTCCTCCCGTTGTGTTACCAATTGCCAACGTTGCGGAAAAATCTTCACCACCTCCAATTGGGGTATTTCCCTCTAATACTGTTCCAGCAGTTGTTCCGAAATCTTTATTAAATGCCGTGTTTTCTGAAAAGTCCGCCTTTGCACCAATTTGTGCGGGAGTTGGAAAAGTCATTACAGGGTCTACGGCTGTACCGCCTACTCCGTCACCGGTCACGCTTTGAACGCCACCACCACCGCCACCCGTTCCAATCGGAGGGAGTGGATTAATTCTAAATCTGAATAAACTGACTGCTCGTCCCATAATTACGCGTCGTGATAAAGTGCAAGGGTGAAATCAATCGTTCCCGCCGTTGTTCCATTTGGAACGTATGACAATCTAATGAATGGATAAGGAAATATAGTATCGAAAACCGTCGTTACTTCGCTTGTAAGAAGCCATTCGAGCGCCGTTCCTGTTCCCGCTTCAACATCTACATTTGGCGAATATACAGAAGCCCAAATAGCGTTGTCGTGCGAACCTTCAATAATTAATTTTCCGTCTCCGTTTGTTCCAACCTTGTTCGCTACAATCGACCATTCATAAGACTGACTAACCGAAATCGGGTCGGTGCTGAATGTTGCTGTTGCATCCTGTGGGGAAACTCCGTCGGAAGCATTCGTTGAAGTACCTCCTGTTTTAAATGTGTAAACTGTGACCGTTGTGTTTGCCATAATAATTAAAAATAACCGTTGAAAGAAAATTCCACTTCGACCCCTTCAAACTCTGGATAAATGGCGGAATTATCTAAAATAAACCATTGAATTGCTTTGTACGTTCTAACCGCGTCGTTGTATCTTATTTCGGCATTTCGAAAGGATTGGTTCGCCGTTGCCGTGCTTGCGTTTTGCTGATCCTGGGAAATAGTCCCAACAGGAGTAGCCTTGTAAATTTCTTCTGTGTTGTAGTGGAAATAAATAACCCCCTTCAACATTAATTTCATGCTTTCCGATATGTGTCTTTGACCTCCACAATCGTCTGTATTGCAAAATGCGTCCCATATATCAATGAAGCGTTGGGTCTGTGGCACACCGCCCAAAAAATCCGCAAGGAATAAAGCCTTCAATTCATCGCCTAGCAACTGGCACAAATACAATGACTCGTACCGGTCGATTGCTTCCTGAATATCTTTTTCAGAAAAACAATTTTGCGAAATCTTAAAGCTTCCTTGTAGAAAGTCGGATGGTGTGCAAAGACTCATTTCTTATACCTTTTTTACGAGCTTCTTCTTAACAAGATCCGCAACGTTTTTCGGGTGTACCTTTACAATGTCTCCTTTGCGCTTACGCATTGAAGGCATATCGGCGATAAGTTCAACCTCAACTCTGTCTCGGAGGTTAATTTTTTCAGCCGTTTTTCCTGTCGAGGTTTTCACAGTTTCTTTTTTATCTTCTGCCATTTTGTGTTTTTTATTAGTAATTACAATAACAAATTTAAACAAAAAAAGGTCGCCATTATGGCAACCCTTTTCCTTGTAGTGTGTGCCTTATTTCTAAGGTTGGTTGATAGCTGCAACAACCGTTGCTAAAGTATCAAAGATAAATGCTCCAACGTGATTAGACGCGATATAATGAGCAAGGAAAGCTTCCGATCTAACGCTTACGGCGTTGTTTCTGAAATCTTCTCCATTTCGCCCCCATTCCGACATGACATCCTGAAAGAATTTAACGTTTGACATACTCATATCACCTACCAAGAACTCGCCCGGCGTGATAAAAGGACAATCAATCAACGTAACGCCTCCAAGTGGTGCGCGTAAATATTGACCGTTAGCATCTTTGATAGATTCGAAAAGAAACAAATCGTCGCAATTAACGAAAGCAAAGTTTGCACTAAACCCAAGGCAATTGATTTGAGAAGCACAAGCACGAATCGCATCGGCAAAATTTGCCTGTGGTACGCTTGAAGCTTTTGTTCCCGCAACGAATGCCGTTGCTTGTGGCGTGATTCCTAGTAAGTTTTGACCTACTCCGTCACCGTTCAAGATTTGGTCTTGGATTGTAACGTAAACCAATTTGTCAACGAATCTTCGGATTTCCTCTTGCATCTGTGGCAAGTAAAGAAGTACTTCATCACAAACGTTCGCGAAATCCGCAACCTTGCGAACCTTCACTTCGTTACGTTCCCAATCTTTCGAAACCTCCGGCTTTGCAACACATTCGTCAATGAATGCAGCAACTCCCGTTTCGCTTTTTTCTTCCATCCATGTAACGACTTGCGAAGGTGTTCTACCAACCATTACATAATTTAGAATGTTGAATCTTTCTCTAACGTCCGGCGTTCTTGCGATTTCCGAAACGTAATCAACTGGAATAAATGGAACGCCCGTTGCACTTGGCAAAAGGTTTGAACCAACGCTAATTGATTTCACATCAACTGGAATTGAAAAGTTTCCAATTTTCTTTTCGTGAAGATCTTTAATGTCTCCGGTTTTCTCTTCTAAGAAGTTTGCTAGTCCTTTCACGGCTTCGCTTCCTCCTTTTTCTTCGAGTGACTTTAAACGGTCGGTAAGCCCTTGAAGTCCTTCGTTGATTTTCTCGATTTGCTCTTCGTCTTTAGACTCGTCAATTGCTTTTTGAATTGCTTCAATTTCTGTTTTCGTTGCGAATCCTTTAAGACCTTCTTCGATTTGGCCTTTCGTCTCCGACTTGATAGTTTCGAGCAATTCTAATTGCTCTTTGTTTTCTTCTGACATAGTAATAGTGTCTTTTTTAGTAATTGTTTTTTAAAAATTTATAATCTATCGAAGTGGATTGCTCCGGCTCCTTGGCTTGAGTGTCTTCCGACGGCTCAATTGTTTTCTCAACATTGTTGTCCAACGTTGGCGTTATCTCGTTACTGCCAAATAAAACGGCGGAGTTTTCGAGTAACCTAATTTCTTTAACAACCCAAAAGAAGCCCAGTTCTTCGGCTTTCTCTTTGTTGATTATTTGATCGAAGTATTTGTTCCAAAAATCAAATTCCTTTTCGCTCTCTTCGTCATTTATTGCAAGTTCCAAATCCAGGTATTGCAACCCGATTGAATGTTGATTTATACGGCCTTCCTTGTATTGCAAAAAAACCTTTTCGTTGTAGCTCTTTTTGATGTCCGTAATAAATACGATTCCTTGCGTTGACCCCTCTCCCTCTATTCCAAGTTCAGAAAAGGAAAGGTCTTGAAGGATAATATCTACAACCTCGCCAACCTTTGCGTCGATTCTATGAATGTGGTCGTGTAAATGGTGAATCGTTTTCTTTCGTTCCGAAATGCTTTTTTTTGCGCTGTCTGGCACTAACATGTCGTAGTGAGAATCAATCCAATTTGCCGTATTGGCTACCACTTTAACACGCAACGTTTCAATATCTTCGTGAACGGGTGCGTTTGCTTTTGTTGCAAATGTTTTCGAATGAACTTTTGAAACGCCAAACGAAACAGCTTCCGCAGTTATCGGCATTGATTTCTTTTCCGCAATCAAGTTTGCCTTGTTGGTTTTCAACCATCCGTAAAGCTCTGATTTTGTTTCAAATTTTGGTATTTCGATTCTCATTTTCTTACGACTTTGTTAGAACGAATTATTTTCGTTTTCGCTTTTCGCGATTTTTTCAACGCTAATTTATCGACCTTTTTTTTCTTCATTGTCATGTTACAAATCTAGCAAATCCCTTGCTTCTGATTCGTCAATGAGATTAAGGGCACGAAGCTTCTCGATTCCTTCCACTGTTTTTTTGAATGCGCTTGCCTTTTTGTCGTCAGCTTCTGACTTCTCTTTTTGATTAGCTTGGAGGCATGGTAAATGAGTAAAGTCCGGCCATAAACGAAGACCGCTTTTTATATCTTGTTCAGTTAAAACCGCCTTGCTCAGTTTCTCCAACCACGACTCAGCTTGTGGAATTATCGTTGATTCATACGCCGAGCGTTGCCCCTCTTTTTGGTTCTCGAATGTTGCTCCTTTTTCATCGCTGAAAATGTTCATATTTAAACCAAATGCGTCTACCAAGATCCGGAAGTTTTGCGTTTCCTCCAAATGCAATGCAAGCTCTTCAACATCGAAGTTCATTGCTTGCCATTTCAGCGACCCGTTCGTTACAATCACTTGGCTTTGGTCTTCTTGAAGACCGTATTTGCTGTCGAATTTCTCTTGTAATTCTTCCTTTTCTTTTGGCTTTAACGGAATGCTTCCCGTTTCATCACCCGAACTATTTGAAAGAATACCAATTGCCCCCCGTTTCGCGATCAATACGTTACGCGCCTCGTAGCTTTTGAATGTATTTGTAACTGGGAATTGCAATGTCTTTAAAACGCTTTGCCCCTTGATTCCGTCGGAACCTCCATAGTTGGCAAAATGAATAATTTCTTCGGCTGTATAGTCTTCTGATTTACCATTGACCTCTAATTTATAGCCGTCAATTATTCCCGATTCTTCTATTTGCTTGTACAGTTTCCCGGTCAACTTCATTTCAAGTAAGTCGTTCGGAAGGTTGAAAAGCGACGAAGGGGTTGTAATAAATTCGCCCCCATTCATAAGCGTAAAAGACTCTCCGAAGATCTCGAAGAAAACCCAATTTTGAATGATAAACTCTTTTTGAGATTGAAGGACGTTCGGGGTTTGCAACAAGTCCAAAACGGGGTGCGTGTCTATCTGTTCCGCGTCTTCTCCTTCGCCTCTAACCAATCGAATTTTCATATTCGAAGCCATTGATGCTTTACGGTTTATCACCGTTTTAACCTGGGGAACCAATGAATACCAATCAAGAAGCTGTTTGTCGTTTAGCCATTCGGGCGACGATTGCCCAACAAGGTAATTATTTACGGCGCTTCCCGCGCTTCCCTTGTCCCAAAACTTATACCACGGAATTTTAATACTAGCCACAAAAAATCGTTTTTACAAATCTAAGCATTTTTAAAAATCACCGTCAACGAATCGTTTCACCATCATTGCTAGGCTCGTTAACGCGTCGGGTGCGTCGTCATGCTTCGCCTTTCCTGTCTTTAGGTACCCTGTTAATTCTCGCATAAAACGCCCATATTCCGGTATGGTTTCCCAGTCTTCACGGAAGCGGAAATACTTCTTTATGAACGCGCTTTGCATCATTATTCGGGTGTGTTTATTTGTGGTTGAGGCAACCGGAAGAATCGTTGTTGAACCTTCTAGTTTTTCCCTCAATTCTCTTGCAAACATCTTGCCCCCTGAATTGGATTCAACCCGCACGTACTCCGGTTCAATTCTGTCGATTAATTCTAGGCAACGGGGAATAGTTACTTCGACTCCTTCCGTTGTAAATATAACTTCGTGTATGTAAATAATGTCGTCTTTGTACCACCCCAAAGGGAAGGAAAGCGAATCGGCTCCGTCTTCTGCCGTGTCAATAAATCCGATTTTGCCGTCTATAAAATCCTGTTCGCCTTCTTTGTCTCCCGGTGCATCGTCAATAAATGAAGGGTTGTAGTATTGTAGATCCTGAGCCGGGAAAAGTATTCCTTTGGATTCGATTGGTTCTTGTTGGTATTCAGCAAGCCAAATTGATTCTTCCGTTTCTGATTTTACTTGAAGATATTGCTCCGTTGTTTTAACAGCCTCGCAAAAGGTTTCCCCGTTTTCATCAAGTGCCGGAACAACTATTATTTCGTCATAATATCCACTTTCGATATTCTTTCCGATTTCGTCCTTTTTCGTCCACCTTGTACCGATGTCTATTGAAGCGCAATCCTGTTCTAGCCTCGAATTGTGCGCCGACTCTTTCCAACGTTCTGTCTTTTCAAGGGTGTTTTCTGATAGCGCGTCTTCCATTGATTTATAAAGGTCGTCGGTTAGCGCAAGAAGTGAGGCCCCGAACCCGATAATAGTTCCACCAACACCCGCACCAAAGAAGCTTACTTGCTTGGCCTGTTTTACATTCCACCCAGTAACGGCGGATTTGTCTTCGGATAACGTCACCAGGGGGAAGACCTTTTTGAAAGTGTCGCTCTTTACAATGTCCCGAACGTCGTAGCTGAATTTCTGATAAAGTCGCGCCGTACAGCAATTACGCATTACCGATTCAGTTGGGTTGTGGCCTAGCATCCAAGCACAAAAAACGGACGTTACGTAAGACTTTCCGGCTCTTGGTGGCATACATACGGCGAGCCGATTTATTTCCTTGTCGTTGACTCTTTGCATTCCGTCGGCTATTTGCTTTAGGAATGATCTGGTATTGAAAAACTCCGGGTCGTGATATAAGCAGTATTGCCAAAATGAACGCCTGGCAAGTTCAATCTTTGCGCTTTCAATTATTTGTTCGGCTGTCGTGATATTGTAAAGATAACGAAAAACCCCCGCCAAAAGGCAAGGGGCTTATCTAGCACACAAATATTAAATTAAGGTTATTGCGAAACAGCTATAAACTATTCGCCATTGCACGCCATAATTCAGCCATGTATAATGCAATTTCCTTTAGTTCAACATTAGTTAATTCGATTTCATCTTTATAAACCGCATCTTCTTCTGTTGTCCAAAATCCGTCATACCCTTCATATATTCTGAATCTTTCGTCGCATTCTGATATTCCTAATATTCCTTTATTTGGGTATATCTTTTTGCCTGTGGTTAGTTTGTAGCCGTCTTTTATTTTTTGCATCAATATTAAATTAAGGCTTTAATACTCTATTTCTTCCGAAAAAACGAAGATTGTAAATTCTTCGTTGTCCTCTCTTGTACACCCTTTTGATGCTGACCATTTATGCCACAAAGACATTATAGTGCGTTCGTCAGTTTCGTTTCTATTTCCTTCTGCGTCCTCAGTCCAGTGAGTTATCGGCCTACTGTTGCTGTCTGCAAATCTTTTTACTTTCATCTTGCGAATGTTAATTTTTAAATTTGTGAAATTGCGCCGTGCCTTATTAGTTCGGCTTTAGCCTCTTCAAGTAGTGGTTGTTGAACCATTAACCCACACTTTAATAACTCGTATTGAAGCTCGTCAACGCTTAGACTTTCGTTTTTATTTGCTAATATTATTAGTATCGCGTCCATGAGGACAGCATTATCTTGTAATATGTCGTAGACTATTATCATTAAATTAAGGCTATTCCGAAACGGCTATAATTGATTTGGCTTCTAGTATTGGCATGTTCGCCTCTGTAGGTATGTAGATTTTTTCACCGTCCATTTTGTCGATATTCCTTACCCATAGATAATGAATGTATGACTCGGTAAGTTTCCCGTTTTCAATCTCGATAGCTTTTGCCATGCCTTCAGCTCTCACAACCTCCGCTTCACTGTTTAGCCGTTGGGCTTCCAAATTTGCTTTAGCTTCTTCGATTTGAATTTGCTTGTTCTGCTCCGCTTCTGCCATTTCAGCACGCCCTTTCATTTCAGCACTCCATACCTTATATCTAGGGCAACCCCATAATGATAAAGAAACCACTACAACTACAACTAGCAATATTCCTCTTGTCCATTTCATTACAATTTTGTGCGTTTCCACTTCTTCTTTGTACATATTTTCTTAATTACTGGTTAAACATCTGTAAAGCTCCATTGTCGCGCGGGTGTCTCCCATCGCTCTATGAGATTGGTCGTTCTTAATTCCGTAATGACTCAGAAGCGTTGCGAGTTTATGGTTCTCATAATTGGTTTTATTTTCTTTTGCGATTAACAACGTGTCGATCACTTCCAATTTAAAGACGTATGCAAATCGAAGCAAAAATTCTTCAATCCAAGGGCCGTCGAAACTCTTCGCGTTGTGTCCTACAACCTTTCCACCGTACTTGTTTAAGTACGCCCAAATAGAGCAAGCAACTTGTTTTGCCTCGCAACCGTTTTCTATTTCCTCCATGCTTATACCATTGACCGCCATTGCTTCGGGCTTATAGGACACTAGTTGCCCTAGTTGCTCTTGAACGCTTGGACATCTTTCGTAAGGCTTTACAATCCATTGGTCGGAGCAGATTTCTTTTAAATCTCCATCCGTTATGATTATGGCAATTTCGCAAATGCCGTTTTTCTTTTTACTGAAACCGCCCGTTTCAATGTCTAAAAATATTAGGTTTTCTTTCGTCATGGTTGTGTTTCTAGTGTTAGGTACTCTAATTCCGTGTACTGGTGACCGCATCCACGGCACGGCACTATGTTTATTTTAATCGTTGGTTGGTCAATATCCGAATGGCGCAAGATTGTTCCGTGTTCGCAGTTCTCGCACTTGGCTTTGTTTTCAATTTCCGGCATAGCTATTTGTTTTGATGTTCTTGGATTTTCTTAACTATAATAGATCCTTTCTTTACTGTGAAGATAGCCCTTTCAATTATTTCTCCCGTTTCGCCATCTACGGTTGCAAGGTTTTCACCAAAAGATTGTGCCGATGCTTTAGCTTTCGCCTCTAATTCTGACAGCTTATTTTTTAGCTCCTTCCAGGTTGGAATATGGTCATACTTCCACAACTTGCCCCCTTCACGCTGTTCGAATTTATATCCTTTGTGTTCGAAGTTCTTATCGTAATTGCTCGCCTCTTCTTGTGCGCTTGCTTCGATAGCCTTAAAGCATTCGTCGAAAATCTTTTTGTATTCCTTCATTTGTGCAAATGCTTCTAGTGCGTCTGCTTCTTCGTTGAATACGTCGTTGGCTAGTTTTTGAATGTTCATGGTATTGTTTTTTGTGTTTGATTAAATAAGTCCTTCGTCAGCGAATGAATAAAAACCTTCTTCGCTAATAATTAAATGGTCTAAAACTTGAACGTCAAGCAATTTTCCTAATTCTTTTATTTTGTTTGTTACTCGAATATCCGCTTCACTAGGTTTTAAATTCCCGGAAGGGTGGTTGTGACACAACACCATTGAAGATGCGTTGCAAAGTAATGCGTGCTGAAATATTACCCTCGAATCGGCACCCGTTGAACTCAGACCACCCAGTGAAGTAATGTTATATCCA